GATTGTAAGGTTTCTCCCTGATGACGATTTCGCGATCGGTGTTTGCCCTTAATGTTTGTAATGTTTTATCTAACCAGTCGGTGGCGTTGAAGTGTAAGGCCATGCTGTGGCTGGGCGGTACCACGAGAATGTATTTTCCATTCTTATGATAAGGTTTGATGGGATCGTTATTATAATATTTCTTGTATCGATCATCGGGCCTGTGCTCGTGCGTGTGTTTGACATGGGCATTTTTTACACATCTCATCCAGTAAGGAGTACCTCTGCTTTCTCCCCAATAAGGTCTATCAATGTAATAGAAGTCCTTGTTATTTTCTTTGGCCCAGTGGTATACGAGGTTGGTACCACGTAGTACTCCCATGAAAGCCACCTTATCGCAGTCTGTGGAGTTCAGTACTTTTTGGTAATTCACTATGGGTCTGCCTACTCCTCTAGCAAACGATTCGATGTATTTTTCTGTGTTCAATCGTTCTGTTCGTATACAATAAAACATAATTTTAAATAGTTATCGATGAAAAATTTAGTCATTTAATATTTCAATTAACTTCGTAATATCGATTTTGAGATCAACCATATCTTTAATTTTTTTATTTTTAGATTTTGTCTTATTCAGTTTCACAGTGTCACACAACACAATCCGATGTTCTAAATCTAGTTGTTTAGATAGGGTTGGATAAACTTTTTTCCCTAGAAACTCTCGATGTGTAAGTTCATAGACTTTCGTTTTTGGTTCGCACCATAACAGATTTGTAAGTCCAGCACCATGAGGTGCTACTATGTGTGAGGCTCCAGCAAAGACTTCTACCTGCTCTTTGATAGACATGCCATCTAAAGTTATGGTTTCCCACCCTTGCAACGCCATTAATAATTCATTTTGATTTGCAATATTTCTATTCTCAGCATCTGCTCGAGAAATAAAGATTTTTCTTTTTCTCTCTGATTCTACCTTGAGTATGTTTTTCATAACCCTGAGCCAAGGAGCCAGGTATGGTGTGGTGACCCCGTCGTTGTGATTGCTGAGGCTGGGAACAATCAGGTGTTTGAACTGCCAGGTCTCGTTCTTTGGTATCACCATGTACTTCATTTCCGAGAAGAACTCCTTTGCCACCCTGTCAAAATAATTGCTGGGATTCGACAGTATGAACACGTACTTGGCGAAGTTGGTGGACCACCTCTTCTCAATCAATCGGAACTTGGATATCACATCCATCCATATGTGCCATGGGTTGTTGGCGCTGTCCTCGTCTATGGGCAACCACACATAGGTGTAGGTCTCGTTGAACTGTTTGGATACGGGAGGTAGGTCGATCTCCATCTGGTCTCCCCATTCCTTCCATAGACCATGAGTTTTACCTGGTTTGTTCCTGCTCTTGTGTGTGAGATTCCAAATGTGGTTGGTGATCAGATGATCCTCGTTGGTCAGCAACAACGGGCAACTGTGTACCCTACAGTTGAAAAACTCTGCCACGAAGGTAGGCAACGATTTGAAGTTTGGATCTATATCCTTATGGTAATTCACTGAATATTCATACCCGCTGTCGATCATAGAAAAACGATCGATGAAATATTTGATAGAATTGATGTTCTTAACCGTTGGCATAATGAAACAACTAGTATATAATTATCGTATGGCTATTTCCAAGATGTTCATAAACGGTTGCTCGTTCCTCACAGTACGTCCACGGGATAATGTGTTGACTCATTGTGGTATCGAACTGGCCAAACTCATGGACTTAGACATAGAAGTGAATCTTGCCAACGGTGGAAGGGGGTCCAAGAGACTGATGTGGACCACAAGGGCATGGTGCGAAAAGTTTCCCAAAAAAGCCTCAGATTGTTTTTTCCTCATAGGATCTAGTGGTGGTAATAGATTTGACTACCCCACCAATGACGGATACAAAGCACATAAATTTCCATCGATGACTACCACATGGAAGACATGGGATCCAAATCGAAATACTCACACACAGGCTTTTATAAAATATTTGTTCACAACAGGTGCCGACCTGGAACAAATGACCCAGGTTGAATCTATCCTGGGACTATTGGATTTGCAGGACTATTTTGAGAACAAGAAATATCCTTACGTGTTTTACAACACTTTATCCGATGCCACAATTACAAATCCTGACGTTAAAGTATTATTTGACACCATAAAAAAGAAAAGATTTTTTTGTCCAGAGACAAGTCATTTTGATTACACAGTTGAAAATAATCAACATTGTAAACCAGGAGATCCCCACCCTAACACCGAAGGACACAGAGAATGGGCAAATCAGTTAAAGGATTTTATAGATGCTAACGATCTACGCACCATTTAATAATAAAAACAGTAAAGCCTGGGAGATTTTTGATGGGGTAGAGAAATCCTGGCCCGACCAAATAACGAAACTGAACAACGCCACAGAAAATGATCCCGTAAGTAACAGTATGTTCTGGGGATTCGTTGGCAACAACAGGGAGATGATCAAGAAGTTAGAATCAAGAAACCATCGGTACTGGTTCACAGACACTCCATACTTTGGAAGATTTGACAACAGCAACCTAAAGCCAGACAACCACTACTGGCGCATCTGTAAGAATTCCATACACGTTCCTTACATCAAAGACTGCAAGCCAGATAGATTCGAGAAGTTTGGGATCAAGATCAAGGCACCGTCATTCGCCGGCAAGTATGTGTTGGTATGCCCTAGCTCAGCAGGTATAAACGCATACATAGATGAACCTAACTGGACAAATGATATAGTAGAACAGATCAAGAGATACACAGACAGACCCATCCGACTTCGACACAAGCCTAGGGGCAGGGGTACATCAGGACCGAGTGAAGCCAAGGTACCCCTATCCGAGGACCTCAAAGAGGCCTGGTGTGTGGTGACCAGTTGTAGCATAGTGGCGGTGGAGGCCATGTGTGAGGGAGTTCCGGTATTCTGTCATGAGAAGAGTTTCGCCACGGCTGTGGCCGGCACGGAGTTGTCAGATATAGAGAATCCCTACTACGGTGGTCCAGAACCATGGTTGTACAGCCTGGCCTATCAGCAGTTCACTCCAGAGGAGTTTGCCAACGGTGCGGCCGTGGAGATACTGATGGACAAGGGAATTTTATGAAAATAGAGAAATTAAAGGATGGGTTATGGGTTCCGTCGACGGACGCACAGATAGAGCAATGGCGTGCAAAAGGATCTCCTTTCGTGCAGGACAACTGTTTAAAACAGTTTGTTGATTGGTGTCAGTCGCAGAATAAAAAATTTAATAAGATAGTGGACATAGGTGCTTGGTGCGGCACATGGGCCATGACCATGCAGACGCATGCCAACAACATCTACTGCTTTGAACCAAACAAGACACATTACGAATGTCTCCAACGTAACGTAGCGCCATACAATCATGTGCGTACCTACAATCAAGCGATAGGGAACGAGGATGGTTACATCGCACTCTCGGAGGAATCTTCAACACAGAACACACGGGTACTGCTACAGAAGGGAGACACAAAAATTTCAAAATTAGATTCCCTAGAAATTAACGACATAGACATGATCAAGATAGATGTGGAGGGACTAGAAATGGAAGTTCTTAAGGGTGCGACACACAGTCTTGAAAAAATCAAATTCATAATGGTCGAACTCAACAATAACAGTAAGAGATATGGCAGTAGTAATTTAGAGATAGAAAAACATTTGAAGGATCTGGGCTACAAAATCCTGATCAAGACTTGGCCTGATATTGTTTATTTTAAAGTATGATGTATGATTACCTAAGAGAACTGAAAGAAAAGAAAAATTTCTTTCCTAAAAAAATATTGGACATAGGGGCATGGAACGGATTCTGGACGAAAAAAGTTAAGGGAATATGGCCCGACGCGGAATACACTTGCATAGAAGCAGGACATAAACATGAAAAATCACTCAAACAGATAACCCCCTACTACCATATAGCAGTTTTAGGAGATTCAAATAAAGAGGTTAAAATGTACCTCAGGGAAATCAACAAAGGCAACAAGAAAAAAATTACCTACACAAAAGGCTCTAATATATTTGGTATATTCAAGGACTACGAAATACGACAGATGCAAACTTTAGATAGTTTGGTCGGCAAAGAAGCATCGTTTGATTTGATCAAACAGGATGTGCAGGGAGCGGAGATTATGATCATGAAAGGTGCTCCGGAGATATTTCAGAGAGCCAAATATATAATACAAGAAGTAAATGTACATAAAGATAAAAGTTTTCCAACCATACCGGATGAAAAAGAAATGGATTTATATATGAAAAATATTGGGTTCTACGACAATGAAATCATCGACAAGCACGATGATGTTCAAATTGATAAGATTTACTTTTAAGAACTAAAAAGATTTATAACTTCCTTTTTCCAGTCATCGGCATACTCACAATCCCTATATCCGTCAAACCAAGGTCCGCCTTCGGTGTAGTGTAGTATTTTTGGTGAACCGTCCTTGGGTTCCTTGTACCATCCCACTAGCCAGTTGTAAGCATGTGGCAAAGATCCTATCTCTGAATCCTCTAACCATGAGAACCTGTGTAGAAACTTTGGTGTCTGCTTGTTCAGGAATTCTGGAGTCAATATCTTGTTCTTTTCGTGTTCACAGTTCCACAGCACCATGCTACTCCAGTTCTTCCTGGGATACGCAGTCTGTATTTGTCCATCCATCTTGATGGATCCGTCCTCGGGTGTGTAGTCGTGTTGTACGCACACCACCGCCTTGGAATCATCGTAGTACTGTTCCAGTTCCTTCGCGGGCACTTTCCACACGAAGTCGCAATCACAGAACACCGCCCATCCTTTGAAATCGTTTAGGTAGGGTACGAAAAATCTAGTGAATGTGAATTCGGTTGATGCCAACTTGTCCACGTCCCTGGTGTAGATGCCCTGTTGTCGCATTTCGTTCTGCTTGAGTGGATGCACTTCTGCGTTAGGATCTCTACGCCTGATCGAGTGCTCACACACTTGATATGCTATATCTTCCCTGCTATCCCAACCTACATAAACTTTCATGTTCTATATATTTAATTCCTTAGCCAGTTCGGGTACATAATCGCCAAGATTGATTTTTCTATAGGCGTTTCTTTTTTTTATAATATCTTTAAAGAATTTTAATTTGTCGGAGGTGTTTGTATCTATATTGTCTTGTAAATTTTCTAATAAAGAATCAAAATTAGTCACATGTGTTCGTTTCCCTTTGTCAATTTCTTGAAGTCTTTCTAAGGCTTTTCGCCTAGCAGAAATTGGTAAAACACTAAAATGTAGATAGGACGGTTCTACTAGAACATGAAGGTGACAATGAATTTCACAACTATTAGCAAAATCTATTATTTCTTTTACATATAAAACATTAAAATTTTGTACAACATTTGTGATCATGAATGTAGCATTTTCTAATTTGAGATAATTGTAAATGTTTGATTTTATCTCTGAAAAATTGCTCGGGAATCTCATATAGTCATTCACTTTACCAACCCCGTCTATGCTGAAGATTATTTTCACTGTTTTGAAAGAAGCGAGTGTTTCAAATATTTTTTGGTCATACATGGTGCCATTCGTTGTTATCCATACAGTTAGATTTTTTGCTGTTTCCTTGATACTTAATTTTTGTAAAAGTAATATTATTTTTGGATTCATTAACGGTTCTCCGCCTTGTAGGCTGAGGTGTGACACATTATTTTTTTCAATCTGTTCTATGAGATAAAGCAATCTACTGTCATCATAATCGTAGTCCTTTTGGTCGAGATTTTCTAAACCCAGATCATTATTTTCCACAAGTAATTTACTACTGCTCTTTCCTGTACACATGTAACATTTAAGATTACAGAGATTAGTAATGTCAATGTTGTAATCTTCTGGATGTGCTAAATCGCTTAGGCCTAATATTTTTAGATAGTCTTCGGGGTTTTTGTTTCCTAATATTTTATATTGATGATTGGAAAATTCGCGTAGGCTTTTATTTCCTTTATCCTCTTTGTGCCAGCATTTTTGGCATTCATTTGGTTTATCCTTTTCTAAAAATTGTTTCTGTAAGTATTTTCTATAACCACTGGTCCAAAATTCTTCAATTGAATTTGTTTTAAGATTAAAATTGTTTTTTCCTAAGTACTGTGTTTTTTCAGATACGATGTCACAACAAATTTTCATTGATCCATCAGTTGTTAGATGGATGCTGTTGAAAGGTCTGATACAAAAACTATTTTTATTTTTTGATTTTTCCATTTAGTATTTGGTAAACTTCTTTCCAATTACTTACACGGATAATGTCAGGATGATCAAAGTCTTGATTGTATGGGTGGTCAATTAATATGGGCTTTAAACCGTATTTGAGCCCGGCTACAGCGTTGTAAGGCTTGTCCTCGACCCAATACAGCCCGGTATCGTGAAACTCCGCTAATGCTGAATCTTTGTCGGCACCCGTGCCCAGGATGTGGTAATTTGTGAACACGTGATCCCCAAACAGTTCTCCCAGTCTCCGCTTACGCAATTGCTGTGCTGGTATGTCTGATGTCTGTGATGTTATGGGTATGAATGTCCAGCCCTCCGCCGCCAACAACTTCACCCAGGTCTGTGATTCTAACATGGGCCTCTGTGTGCTCATCCAGGCGCTCCTGTTGAACTCCCTGATCAGTGCCCTGATCTGATCTTTGGTCATACCAAACCTTTCCGCCATCTCGTATGTGTTCTGTTTGTTGGGCAGTAGTTTGTAGGGATAGTATCGGTTGCCGTGCTCATCGAAGTATGATCTATGCAACATCCATTTGGTGAAATGGTGTTCCCATTCTAGCAACACACCGTCGACGTCCGTGAGTATTATTCTGTTATTTGATGTCGGCATCTTCCATTCCTGCTACCCTCAGTTTCACAATGTTGGTTATCTGCCATTGTTTCTGATCCAATCCTTTGGTGATGCCCAGCCATTGATTCCTCAGCAGTGCAAAGTCATTCACTATCTTGGTCAGGTCCACAACGTCGTCTTCACCGTCCACGTACTTCTCAGCGTCTCTGCTCGACAGTGCCCTGTTGTAGTTCTCCAGGAACTTCCTGAATGTTTTCGACCTCAGTCTTCTCAGTTCTATGTTTAGGTATTCCAGTATGGCTTCTAATTGTTGTAGTTGACTGAACCTCTCCTCCACTATGCCAGGGAGTGCCGCGGATGCTCGTTCCAGGTTGCCGTATATCTTGCACTGCTTCCTGGCTTCCAGCAGTTCCTTGTCAAAGTACGCCACGCAATCAGGTATCTTCGCCAAACTCCTGCTTACTTCACTGTACCAGTTGATCATTAGTCCTCGCTGTAGCCGTCGTCGTATGATTCGTCTAGGTCTTCCTCTTCCTCGAACACCGTGTTGATCGCTTCTTCCAGTTTAGGATCAAACTCGCCAGACGCTTTTATCTCGTCATGCTCCACGCCTATGTCATCCAGGCTCTTGATGAAGTCGATGGCCGCGTCCAGTCTGGATCTTTCAGGCACGTAGTGTGATATGGAGTTCCATAAACGCTCGATGTCTTCGTGTGTGAAATCAATCATTTATTCTTCCGTTTCCTCTTCGGTTGGTTCTGTTTTTTTTGGTTTTTCTGACGCTGGCTCTTCTTTTTGAGCTGTGCTTTCTTTGAAGTTTGCCATTATCATGTCTAATTTATCACCAGTCCACGCTTTTCTGAAGTCTATGTGTTCTTTTCCTTGTGGATCAACATATTTCAGTCTATTTCCGGTTTGTACAAGAATACCTTTCTTCTCGAATAGATCAACCAGTCCACTGTATGGATCCATACCTGTGTCATAGGGTATTTTGACCTGCACACCTTCAAAAGGTTTGGCATATCTGGTCTTCATTACTTTACATGCCGCCCTGATACCCCTTACTTCAGATATCTTATTGCCCTTCTCATCTTCTTTAAGTTTAAGTTTCTTCATTGCTATCACTATGGAACTTGCGTAGATGAAACCCTGTCCTCCAGATATCTTGTCATCTGGATCAAACATGTCCTGTGATGCGTATGTGTGGTTGGTCGCTATAAGTCCTACATTCCAACTACCAAACATGTTCACACAATTCCTCACCAGTGCCGTGAGTGCTTTGGGTTTCCTACCTAGATCACCTTTCATGTCTCCTGCCTCGAATTGGTTAACATCTGTTGGTGTCAACATCATGCCCAAACTGTCTATGACGAAAAGAACTTTAGGAGCACCTTCCTTGTTATCAGCGTGTTGTTCTTTGTAGCCTTTCATGAATTCGGATATGGTCTTGGCCACATCATCCACCATTGACATACTCAATTTCAAAAGTTTTTCTTCCGAAGTGTCAACACCTAAAGCCTGTAACCACGTCTCATCGAGTGCGTTCTCTGTGTCGATCAAGATCACAAAGATTCCCTGTTCTTGTGCGTTCTTGATTATGTTTCCTGATGCGATATAACTCTTACCTGCTCCAGATTCTCCTGCTAGTACAGTCACTTTGCCTAACGGGATACCTTTGTTGAAGTCACTGGTCATTAGATAGTTCAGCGCATAGTTTCCTGTTGATATCCAATCTGTGGGATCGCTGAATCCTATGCCCAAACCTTGTATTGATTTTGTTATACTTTTCCTAAATTTTGTTGCGTCAAACACTTTTGTCATTGTTATCGTCCTATAGTAAGATCCAAATGATCACTAACACAACCAACACCCATGCTGGTATCTGTTTGTATAAGATCCATTCGATCGCTTTCTTAATATTGTTCATGTTCCTATTATATTACACAAGGCCCATACAGTCAATGCCTGGGCCTTGGTAAAATGTCAGATTATTTCGCTTGTCTCGATCTGATCAGTTTCAGTATGTCTTCCGCCCTCTTGGCACTGTCTCCCGCGGGTGCCGCCGTTGCCGATGCCGCCTCTGGTTGTGGTGCTGGAGCAGGTTCGCTTACTGCTGGAGCAGGTTCAAATGCAGGTGCCGTTGTGGTCGCTGGTGCTTCCGCAACAGGTGTCTGTGGTTTTTGGTAAGCCACGCCCGCTGGTCTGAAGTACTGTCCGTACTGTTCTAGATCATAAGCCTCTCCCTCAACAGATTTTTCAAACAATTCCTTGATTATTTTCACTTCTGCCTCGGTTGGCTCTTTTGGTCTGAAGTCACCTAGGTTGTGTAACCCGTGCGTCTCTATCGCGGCTCTCTCCGCCTCGTCTAGAGCTCTTTCCCTTCTTGACCATTTTGATGTCGAGTAGTCAGCGTAACCACCTTTTGTGGTCTTGGTAATCCTGAAGTCCACACCCTTCACGTAATCAGTTGGCATTTCTTCCATCTCTGGATCCATCAGTGCCCCTCTGATTATGTTGAAGATCTGAGGTCCAATAATGAATCTTCTGATTGGATTCTCAGGTGTCGTGTCTTCTGATAATGGATTGGTTGTGACAAATCCTTGGAAGATGTAACTCTTCTTCTTCCAGTATTTCCTACCCATGTCTTCCATGCTCTTGTCTTTGAACCACGGTCTCACCTCTGTGAGTACTGGACAAGTCTTACCATACATCTCCATGCATGGTACTTGCACTGTCACTGGTCTAGAGTCGGTCTGACCCTTGATGCCCGCGAAAGGCAGTTTGATCATGTTCCTCTCTGTCCAGAAGAATGTGTTGGTCTCGTCCTTGTCTGGTAGGAACCTGACCACTGCTTCTGATCCTTCTGCTATGTTCCAGTGTGGGTAGATGGCGTTGTCTCCGCCTGTGTTGGAAGTGGAGCGATTCACTTCTTGAGATTTCAACTTCGCTCTTATTTCAGCTAATGATGCCATAATGTAAGCCTCCTTGTGTGCCTATGTTTGTTAGTTTGCCTAAATGTATATTAGACATATAGTTCTAAATATACAACTATATTTATCTAAAGTCTACTACTATTATTGGTAAAATGCTAGGTTTTTGATACGATCTATCTGTGTATCGTATGCTTGTTCTTCTTCTGAATAGAAGTCTTCTAACTGTAGTCCTGCCAGTTCAAT